CCCTGCTGTTCGTCCCAGACGGATGTCTAGGAACACGCCCCCCATCGTAGACTGCCCTAGGAACGCCCTCGCGGGCTACCTAGGATGCGTCTACTAGGTGTATGACTAACCAAGCCATACCCAAGCCCACTTTGCACGTGCTGAGTGGGAAGCAGCGTACATCCCCGGGTCGGCCTTCTCTTGGATCTTTATCCAAGCAGGGACCTCCCCAGTAGCGTTGCTAGATAATCCTCCCGTTAGCTCCTTTCGAAGGAGCTCACACCATGTTGGTTCACGTCGACGTAACTGTCGCGTACTCAACTGAAGGATTCGATACTCGTAGCGCTGAAGTTCTTTGTTGAACCTCTTTGCGAATAAGTAATCATTCTTCGGATCAGTGTACACGCTCACAACGCGTTTAAAGTCATCAGAAAAGTAAGTTTTCACCCACTTCGCCGAATTCTCTGGCGTTGCAAAAATTGTGCAAGGAATGCCCAATGGTGTAACTGGGTAGTGATAGCCGACTTCGAACTCTATATGTTTTACGAGCTCGATAATAAAGTCAGTATCTAAAGACCCAAACTTGGTCACTAAAGAGTTGATCAAGTCCGACCCGGCAGCAATGCCAGTACAGGACTTACTAAGTTCCTTCCGATACCGTATCGGGGTTACATCATAACCATGATGATAATCTCCTCCGCACGATTCCCGAAAGGGACCCTTAGTGAAGGATTTCGTCCGATTGACCAGGAGGCCAATCTTCTCTAAATCCCCTATCACCTCGGCGGCCAGTTCTGGCGCCAAAATGATGTCGTCCCCGTATACGTATACATCCCTCAGATGCTTGAAATAATCGCAAACGTCTCGATGACGTTTGCGGTCTCCAAGTTCCTTACTCTGCTCGTGCACACGTATTTGTGTCGCCATCGCGCTTGCCCAAAAAACGAGCGCTTCAACTGGAAAGCAGCAAGCCGAGCCCATAGGGGCAAACTTGTTAAGCTTTATCACCGTCTTGTCGGGCAGCATCGTGAACTCGGAGCGACAAGCTTCGAGAGCCTCGACCCATCTTTCGGGAAAGACCCGTTGGACGAGCTTCAGTGATACACGATCGCTAGCATCTTTCATGTCAAGGGTCGCATACCCCGTAATTGGATCATCGTTTAACGATCCAAGGCGGGCCAACTCTTTGTTGACAGATTGATCCGTGAAATTAATACGGCCATTAGTCAGGTGATGGGTCTCGAGGGTTTGGTAAAGCTTTCTCATGAGCCCTTGCTGAATAAACATTAGTTCAGCCGGCTCGCATGATATCACCCTCGGTCCTCGGGAGTCCTTTGGCACTAAAACAACACGTGCCATTGCGACTGACTCTGATGCCTCTTCTAGTTTCTCTAGCTCATCAACTAGATGAGAAAAGTTATAGAAGAAGAAGTCTGCGTATGGGAACACCTGGTCAAGCTTCGGATAATACCGAAGGCAATGCCATTTGTCCCAATTTTTCGTGCGGCAAGCGGTAGCTCCGCTTCCGTGGGTGGGGCGTATGTCAAGGGGATCTGCTTTACGCAGAACGGTCCCAATTATACGCCCCATTAGGTCTAAGTGGTCAGCCAGTAGTCTGCCTTCAGGGGCTACAACGAGCAACGCCGTTTCCGGCGTTGTGTCACAGTTTAAAGGTATAGGGCTGAGAACACTTTCCCAAGAATCCAGATCCCGATCAGTATTTCTAAACTGACTAAGAAAGGATTCCACGAGCGCGTCATCATAGTCAACCTCCAGTTTATAAAACACGTACGATAGCTGTCGTACGCAATCTACGGCGACGGAGTCGCCTTTCCTAGCCGCCTTGATAGCCTTGCCCAAAAACTTGGGGTTCAAATCCGCGTCGAGTGCAAACTCGGACGGCGGGGACCACTCTTGTGTAGAATGGAACCTATCAATTGCCTTGCCCAGAAGGGGCAAAACGACGGTCAGAAAGGACAATCCCTCATGTTGCGCTCTGTCGGCAAAGACGGAGAGATCCGCCTGTTCGACATACGGCGCATAGCGTGGGTGTTTTGCTAGGTAGGCCCAGAAAAGGCCAAGGCTTTTCAGATTTACCTTCTTCATAGAAGACTAATCTCCAGAAGCATCCCTATAGCAATGTCTCCCAGGTGCAATCCCACATCTCAAAGCAGCTAACCGCTACCAGAAACGCCGCTACCATTCCAAAATGCAAAGTGTTATACCTCGCTATTAAGGAGGGCAGTGACATTCGCGTTGGAACCACCTTCAATGAGAAAGTCAACTAGTTTGTTGACCTGCTTGATGATTATCGCGTTTGTAAGTGCTGTGCTTGGTGGCCGAACGATCACGGTGTAAACCGAGGTCGTGGCAGGCACTAAGAGCGCATCGACTTCTGTTCTATCGATACGAACCAAGTGTCTTTCTTCACCATTCTTCCCGACCTGATGCGAAATCGTTAACTTCTCTTCCATAGGCAAGGTTAACCCTGCCTTAGAGAAGACGGACTGCCCGGCATCAGCGAAGCGACCAGTAAACACTGTTAGATTGGTGTCTACGTCGCCTGCAATATCTTCGGAAAGCGATTGTGGAGAACTGAAAGGCAT